ATGACCCACAATATTTTATAGAAAAATATATAAAAATTGTATCATTAGATAAAGGTTTAATACCATTTGATATGTACCCTTTTCAAAAAGAAATGGTTGGTACATTTCACAACAATCGTTTTACAATCTGTAAATTACCTAGACAATCTGGTAAAACAACCACAATGGTTTCGTATATATTACATTATGTTTTATTTAATCAAAATATGAATGTAGCAATACTTGCAAATAAAGCTGCAACTGCAAGAGATATTTTATCTAGACTACAACTTGCATATGAACATTTACCTAAATGGTTGCAACAAGGAATACTATCGTGGAATAAAGGTAGTTTAGAATTAGAAAATGGTTCACGCATAGTTGCAGCCTCAACATCATCAAGTGCAGTTCGTGGTGGTTCATACAATATGATATTTTTAGATGAGTTTGCGTTTGTACCTACAAATATTGCAGAAGAGTTTTTTAGTTCAGTTTATCCTACTATTTCATCTGGTCAATCTACAAAAGTGATTATTGTTTCAACACCAAACGGTATGAATATGTATTATAAATTATGGACAGATGCAGAAACAAAAAAGAACACTTATGTACCCATAGAAGTTCATTGGTCTGAAGTACCAGGCAGAGATGAAAAATGGAAAAAAGAAACGATTGCAAATACAAGTGAAGCACAGTTTCAAAAAGAATTTGAGTGTGAGTTCTTAGGTTCTACTAATACATTAATAAATGCATCTAAAATAAAAACAATACCTTTAAGAACACCTTTAACATCTAATGCTGGTCTTGATGTATATGAAAAACCTAAAAAAGGTGGTACATATGTAATTGTTGCAGATGTAGCTAGAGGTATTCAAGGTGATGCATCTGCATTTATAGTTGTTGATGTTTCTCAATTACCATATCGTATGGTTGCAAAATATAAAAATAATGAAATAAAACCTATGTTATTTCCTAATATTATTAAAGATGTTGCACTTGCATACAATCAAGCATTTGTATTAATAGAAGTAAATGACATTGGTGACCAAGTTGCAAATGCATTACAATTTGATTTAGAATATGATAATCTAATTATGGCAAGTATGAGAGGTCGTGCTGGTCAAATAGTTGGTGGTGGATTTAGTGGTGGTAAATCACAACTTGGTGTGAGAACAACTAAAGCAGTTAAAAAAATCGGTTGTTCTAATCTAAAAACAATGGTAGAGTCTAATAAGATTATATTGGAAGATTACGATATAGTTGCAGAGATGTCTTCATTTGTTCTTCACGGACAGTCATATCAAGCAGAAGAAGGACACCACGATGATTTAATGATGTGTTGTGTATTATTTGCGTGGTTATCTGGACAAACTTATTTCAAAGAACTTACTGATAGTGATGTTAGAGCCAAATTGTTTGCAGAAAGTCAAAATCAATTAGAACAAGACCTTGCACCATTTGGTTTCCTAGATAATGGTATTGATGACCCTATACCACAAATTGATGAGTACGGTGAAAGATGGACACCAGTTATTAGGAAGTATGATACAAATTGGTAAATGCATCTTCGTCAATTAAATCATTATCTTTTTTTAAAAAACAATTATGACAAACTATAACATTGTTATCTATTTGTTCTAATAACAATTTCCTAGTATCTTTTTTTAAACTTTTCTTTTTAGAATCTGCACGAATTTTTCTGTCATCTGGATAAAATTTTAACACGATTATCTCAGACTCGCCACAGTATTTACAAGACTTATCTCTTAATTGTTCATTAATCCATTTATCTTTTAGTCTACGATGTCTTCGTGCAACTTTTCGTATTGTATTGCGATATTTTTGATAATGCTCACTCATATTTATATTTAGACTTGGTATAAAAACAAACATACAAAAAACGATTTTTTATAAATATAGTTGTAGTAGATTAATTAAACTATATAAGGAGTAGAAATATGGGTTTTCAAGTTTCTCCAGGCGTAGAAGTCAAAGAAGTTGACCTAACGAATATCGTCCCTGCTGTTTCTACAACTATTGGTGCTGTTTGTGGCCCCTTTGAAAAAGGGCCTGTCAGTGAAATAACAAGTATCAGTTCCGAAAAACAACTCGTTGAAGTGTTTGGTAAACCAAATGCAAACAATTTTGAGTATTTTTTCACAGCTGCAAACTTTTTACAGTATTCAAATTCACTAAGAGTTGTAAGAACTGAAAGCGCATTGAAAAATGCATCTTCTGGTGGTTCTGGTATCTTAATCAGAAACACTTTGCATTATCAAGAGTCTTTTGCAGACGGACAAGGTACTCACGGTACTTGGTCAGCAAGAACGGCTGGTATACACGCAAACGGAATTAAAATAGACATTTGTGATAAAAACAACTTTTCAGAAATGTCAAACAAACAAGTTAACGATGCAAGTGCAAGTGCAGCTGAAGCAACAATTACAATGGACGCTTTTGATGCAGCTGATTTTGCAGTAGGTGAAGTTATAGAATTTTATTCAGATGCTGGTGGCACAGTTTTTGCAACTGGACACGAAGCACAAAAATACGAAATTACGGCAGTTGACACATCTGCTGAAACAATTACAATAAGACAGTTAGATGACCCTGCTGGTAGTGGATTAATCGCAGACTTAGCAGACGATTCTTATGTAAAAAGATACTGGAGATTTTCAGATTTATTTGATACTGCTCCAGGCACATCTGAATTTGCATCTGCAAGAGGTGTTGGTGATGATGAAATACACATAGTTGTATATGATTCATCTGGAAGACAAACTGGTTTTGATAACGATGTTGCTGGTGAGAGATTAAACTCTGTACTAGAAACATTTGCATTTGTATCAAAACATCCAGAGGCAAGTACACCTCAAGGTAATTCAAATTATTATCCAGATGTGATTTACAGAGACTCTAAATTCATATACTGGGGAGACCACCCAACTTCAGCTATTGATGCATCTGGTGACTGGGGTCAACCTCTTTCATCTGATTTATCAGTACAAGGTTCAAAGTTTTTTAACAAACTTGCAACTGGTGTAGAAAATGTAGATAGGTCAACTCTTGCAAATGGAACAGATGATTATGCTGTTACAGACGGTGAACAACTTACTGCATACGCAAGATTTGATGACGGTGAAGCAGTTGATGTAAACCTAATTATGGCTGCAAAGGCAACTTCAACTCTTGCAACAAACTTAGTAACTATCGTGGAAAAAAGAAAAGATGCATTAGTCTTTATTTCTCCAGAAAGAGCTGATGTTGTAGGTGTTGCAGATTCTAACACACAAACTACAAATGTCAAGAACTTTTTTGATTTACTTCCAAGTACATCATTTGCAGTTTTTGATAGTGGTTACAAGTACCAATATGATAGATTTAACGATGTGTATCGTTATGTACCATTAAATGGTGATATCGCTGGTGTAACTGCATTTACTGAATCTGTTGCAGATGCGTTTTTCTCTCCTGCTGGTTTTACCAGAGGTCAAATTAGAGGTGCAGTTAAACTTGCATACGAACCTAACAAAGACCAAAGAGATACACTATATAAAGCAAGAATTAATCCAGTTAACTCATTTCCTGGCCAAGGTACTGTGTTATTTGGTGATAAGACTGCTCTTGCAAAACCAAGTGCATTTGACAGAATTAATGTTAGAAGATTATTCATTATTCTTGAAAAGGCAATCGCAACTGCAGCTAAGTTCCAACTATTTGAGTTCAATGATGAATTCACAAGAGCTCAGTTTAAAAACTTAGTAGAACCTTTCTTGAGAGAGATTCAAGGACGAAGAGGTATTACTGACTTTAAAGTAGTTGCAGATGAATCTAATAACACTGGTGAAGTAATTGATAGAAACGAATTTGTTGCTGACATTTTTGTCAAACCAACAAGGTCTATCAACTTTATCACTCTTAACTTTGTCGCTGTACGAACTGGTGTTGCGTTTACAGAGATAGGAGGGTAATTAGATGGCAAATATTAACGATTTTAAATCAAGACTCGCTGGTGGTGGTGCTCGTGCCAATCAGTTTAGGGTAATATTACCTCCTCCAGTCGGACAAGTAACTGCAGCTATCAATACTGAACAGTTTGCATTTCTGTGTAGGTCAGCATCTTTGCCTGGTCAAACACTTGCTGAAATTGCAATTCCATTCAGAGGTAGAACTCTTTATGTTGCTGGTGAAAGAACATTTGAAACTTGGACTACTTCTGTATTTAACGATACAGATTTTGGAGTTCGTAGAGAAGTTGAAAGATGGATGAACGGTATTAATGACTTAGTTAATAATACTGGTGCAACAAACCCAGCTGATTACAGAGTAGATATGATTGTTCAACAACTAGATAGAGATGATACAATTCTTCATCAATATGTGCTTGAAGGTTGTTATCCTCAATCATTAGGTGCAATAGAACTTGCATATGATACTAATGATGCTATTGAACAATTTGATATCATTTGGAGATATGACACATTTAGAGTCACAGGCATCAATTTATAACTCTATAAATATAACAATATAAAGGAGTTGTAGATAATGGCTGAGTTTTTTGGTTTTGAAATAAAAAGAAAAGAAAAGGAGTTGGGGGCAGTAACACCCCCAGCTACTGATGATGGTACATACGATATATCTGGTGGTGGTTTCTATTCCACGATTCTAGATACAGATGGTCGTTCTCGCACAGAAGATGATTTAATCCGAAGATATAGAGATATTGCAATACAACCAGAGTGTGATAGTGCAATAGAAGATATCGTCAGTGAGGCAATCGCATCTGATGAAAGAGATATGTGTGTATCTGTTGTATTAGATAATTTACAAGTCTCTGCTACAATTAAAAAAAGAATAAAAGAAGAGTTTGAAAGAATTCTTCAACTATTAGATTTTAATAATAAAGCACACGATATTTTTAGAAGATGGTATGTTGATGGAAGAATATTCTATCACAAAGTTATTGATTCACAAAATCCTAGAAAAGGTATTCAACAACTTCGTTATATAGACCCTAGAAAAATTAAAAAAGTTAGAGAAGTACAAACTGGTAAAAGAGGTCAAGTTGATGTTGTAAAAAAGTTTAAAGAGTTTTACATATATAATCAACACGGACATCAAGTAAATAATACTTCTACTGGTGTTAAATTAACATTTGATTCAATCGCATATTGTCCTTCTGGTCTTATTGATATGCATAAAGGTACTGTATTATCGTATCTTAATAAAGCAATCAAACCAGTAAATCAATTAAGAATGATTGAAGACTCTGTTGTAATATACAGAATATCAAGAGCCCCAGAAAGAAGAATATTTTATATTGATGTAGGTAATTTACCTAAAATAAAAGCAGAACAATATCTAAAAGATGTTATGAATCGTTATCGTAACAAACTAGTATATGATGCATCTACTGGTGAGATTCGTGATGATAGAAATCATATGTCTATGTTAGAAGATTTTTGGTTACCAAGAAGAGAAGGTGGTAGAGGTACAGAGATTACTACACTGCCTGGTGGTGCAAATCTTGGTGAAATAGATGATATTACATACTTTCAAAGAAAGTTATATCGTTCATTAAATGTTCCTATCTCAAGATTAGAAGCAGAACAAAACTTTTCATTAGGTAGGTCAACAGAGATTACAAGAGATGAATTAAAATTTACTAAATTTGTAGGTAAGTTAAGAAAAAAATTCTCAGTAATCTTTAATGATTTACTTAGAACACAATTAATTCTTACTGGTGTTATTGCAGAAGAAGAATGGAAATCAATGTCTGAACATATACAGTTTGATTTCTTACAAGATAACAACTTTACAGAATTAAAAAATGCAGAACTACTTAAAGAGAGATTAGAAATGTTATCACAAGTAGAAAACTATGTTGGTACATATTTCTCTAAAGAGTGGGTAAAGAAAAATGTATTACACCTAACAGATGATGAGATAGGTGAGATGCAAAAACAAATGGATAGTGAGGGTGACGATAACGAAGAAGATGGCGATAATAACTTTGAACAAAAAGGAGATGGTAATGAGCCAGGAAAAAATAAAATCAATGGTTGATAATATAGTTAGTGGTAACAATTTAGAATCAGAGTCTGATTTTAAAAGTGTTATGTCTGATAAAGTTGGAGAAACTTTAGAAAAAGAAAGACAGACTATTGCAAAAGATATGGTAACATCACATATACCAGAGGTAGGGGACGATGAGGTTTGATAATTTTTACTCTAAAATAGTAGAAAAAGACGAACATAAAAGAAGTAAAGAATATAAAAAACTGACTCCTAAAATGAAGAAGGCAGTTGATGAAATATTCAATAAAATGGATTCTAACTCTTCAGATTTTATAAATAGTTTTGAGAACAATATTAATTTAGTTTCTAAGAAACACAAAGTAACAAACAAAGAATTGATGAATTACTTTGAAAGAGAAATGTTAACGATAGGAAAGTAATATGGCTTTTACAGTAAGAAATCTAAAAGATACAGATTTTGAAACAGTAGTTCTTGTTCTTATTACTGGAACAAACGGAACTGCAACTGAAGTTGTGGATGCATCTGGACTTGCTGGAGCCTCAACAGACCCTAGACTTGCGATTGTATCTTGCAACTGGAGTGTAAGCTCTACTACTGAAATAGAATTTCACGCAACATCTAATACAACTGCACTTACATTAAATGGTAACGGTAGTTTCAATCTACCAGACACATTACCATCAATTACTAATAACGCTGGAAGTGGTATATCTGGTGATATACATATGGAAAACGATGCTGCTTGTGTTGGTTATGTAATAATGAAGTTAAGAAAAGTTTCTGGTTATAACAACATAACATAGGGAAAGATGAATGAAATTAATATCTGAAGCATTAGAAGATGTAAAGTTTCTTGCAGAAGAAGACGATAATGGTAAGAAAAATTATAAGATAAAAGGTATCTTTATGCAAGGTAACATAAAGAACCGTAATGGTAGAGTTTATCCAACTGAAGTGTTAGAAAAAGAAATAAAAAGATATGACGAAAAATTTATAAAAAACAATCGTGCATACGGTGAACTTGGACACCCAGAGGGCCCTACTGTAAATTTAGATAGAGTTTCACATATGGTTACATCTCTTGAAAGAGATGGAGATAATTTTATAGGTGAGGCAAAAATTATGAGTACCCCAATGGGTAAAATAGTTAAAAACATTATGGATGAAGGTGGTACACTTGGTGTTTCTTCTAGAGGTATGGGTAGTCTTGAACAGAAGAACGGTGCAAATTATGTAAAAAACGATTTTATGTTGGCAGCTGCTGCTGATATAGTTGCAGACCCTTCTGCACCTAAAGCTTTCGTAAACGGAATAATGGAAGGTAAAGAATGGGTTTGGAATAATGGACTTCTAAAAGAAGTTGAAATAAATGATATAGTTGAAACTATTGAGAGTTCTGTGCGTAAAAAACTTCCAAATGTGGAAGCACTTGCGTTTGCAAAATTTCTTAAAAAGTTATAAAACTATAAATAATAATGATAATAAAAAACAAGGAGAACCTTCAATGTCAGAACTAGATAAGACTATTGAGGAGTTGGAAAAAGAAGTCGTAGCGGAACTAGATGAAGCCAACGGCAAGCAACCGAATTCTACTGGTGGTAAGGCAGACCCTATGCCAAAAATGAAAGATGGTGAGAAACCAGAGGATGTAGGCGGCCCAACCCCTGAAAAAGATGCGAATATGGTTGGAAAACCAGATTCTGCAAAAAAAGTTAAAAAAGATACTTCTGCACCGACTAAAGGTGCTGTTCCTCCAGAACCAGCTGATAAAATAAAAGAAGCTGCACACGATGACGAGGACGATGAAGAACCTAAAATGAAAAAAGATGATGAAGAAGATGATGATGATATGGACGAAACTGTATCAAAATTATCTAAACTTTCTAAAACTGAACTCATTAATCAATATACCAAAGGTATGACTAAATCTGCACTTGCGAAGGGTATTGCAGAAATGGGACACCCAAACGGTAAAATGAAAAAGAAAAAAGATGTAAATGCTACATACGGAAGTAAGATGAAAATGGGAGAAAGTATTGATGTCAAAAAAGATGTTGATGCACTTCTAGAAGGTGAAGACTTTTCTGATGAGTTCAAAACTAAAGCTGAAACAATATTTGAAGCTGCAGTATCATCTAGAATTTCTGAAGTTAAAGAAGCTTTAGAAGAAGAAAAAACTCAAGTTATAGAAGAAGCAAAAGAAGATATGGTTGATAAAATTGACTCATATCTAACTTATGTAACTGAAGAGTGGAAGAAAGAAAACCAACTTGCTATTGAAAGAGGTCTAAAGGGAGAAATCGCTGAAGACTTTATTACTGGTCTTAAATCTTTATTTGAAGACCACTATATTGATGTTCCAAACGAAAAATATGATATTCTTGAAGCACAGACTAATGAGATTGAGGAACTAAAAGCAAAAGTAAACGATTTGATGGAACAAGATAAATCAGCAAAGAATAAAGTTGGTGAACTTGTTCGTGAATCATTAATTTCTGAAGTATCAAAAGATTTAGCAGAAACAGAAAAAGAAAAATTTCATTCTTTGACTGCTGATGTTGAATTTTCTGGTGAAGAGTCTTTCAAAGAAAAACTATCTACTTTGAAAGAATCATACTTCCCTTCAGAGAAAAAAGTTGAAGAAGTGTTATCTGAAGACGCTGAGAGTCCTAAGACTATTGAAGCAGACTCAGATGCAATGGCGGCATATACGGCTGCAATTAATAAAACCCATAAAAGGGCAGTAAATAAATCGTAATGATAAATATAAGTAAATATATAAGGAGAAACTAAGATGTTTCAAACAACACATTTACAAGAGAAGTGGCAGCCCGTTCTAGACCATCCAGATTTACCAAAAATCAACGATGCTTACAGAAGAGCCGTCACTACTGTTATTTTAGAAAACCAAGAAAAGGCACTCAGAGAAGATGCTTCTTTCTTGGCAGAAGGAACTCCAGTTAACGCAACTGCGGCTGGTGCTAATCCAATGGCAAATTGGGATCCCATCCTAATTTCACTTGTCAGAAGAGCTATGCCAAACTTGATTGCATATGACATTTGTGGTGTGCAACCAATGACTGGCCCAACTGGTTTAATCTTCGCAATGCGTTCAAGATTCAATGACCAGTCTGGTGCAGAAGCATTAGTAGATGAAGCAGATGGTGAATTTTCTGCTGATAACGCATCATCTTCACTGACAGCTGCACAGCAAGGTACTAACCCTAGTATTCTTAATGATTCACCAGAAGGTACTTATACTTTTGCACAAGGTATGACTACTGCACAGGCTGAAGCATTAGGTGATAGTTCTCAAAACCACTTTGCACAAATGGCTTTCTCTATTGAGAAATCAACTGTTACTGCAAAGTCTAGAGCACTTAAAGCCGAATACACAATGGAACTTGCACAAGACTTAAAAGCAATTCACGGTCTTGATGCAGAAACAGAACTTGCAAATATCCTTTCTGCTGAAATTCTTGCAGAAATCAATAGGGAAGTAGTAAGAAGAATTTACAGAACTGCCGTAGAAGGTGCTCAAGTAAATACAACTACTGCTGGTACTTTTGACTTAGATACAGACTCAAACGGTAGATGGTCTGTTGAAAAATTCAAAGGACTAATGTTCCAGATTGAAAGAGATGCAAATGCAATCGGTCAAAAAACTCGTAGAGGGAAAGGTAACCTTTTACTAGTAAGTGCTGATGTTGCCTCTGCTTTACAAATGGCTGGTATCCTAGATTACCAATCTGCATTAAACAACAACCTACAAGTGGATGACACTCAAAACACTTTTGCTGGTGTATTGAATGGTCGTTACAGAGTATATGTTGACCCATACGCTGCAAATGTAGCTGCAAGTCAATACTATGTCTGTGGATATAAAGGTACTTCACCTTATGATGCTGGTACTTTCTATTGTCCTTATGTTCCACTACAAATGGTGAGAGCAGTTGGTGAGCAAACTTTCCAACCAAAAATCGGTTTCAAAACTAGATACGGTATGATTGATAACCCATTCGCTGTAGACGCTGGTGCGTTAGCAGATAATAACGATGCTGGTTCTTCAAATACTGCATTTACTAAAGAAACTAACCAATATTACAGAAGAGTTAAAGTCGCTAACTTAATGTAATTAATACAATCTACCACACCACTAAAAAGGGGAGTTCGCTCCCCTTTTTTTTGATTATAAATAATAGTATGACAGATATAAACGCACTCACAAGACAACCAGAAGAGATAGACTATTCTGCACCGAGTCAGTATAGGTTTTCTATTATACAATTACCAAAAGTACAATTCTTTACTACTGCGTGTAATATACCTGGCGTCAATATGGGTGATGCAATATTTCCTACACCATTCAAAGATATTCCAGTTTTACCAGATAAAGTAACATTTGAAAATCTTGAAATAAGTTTTTTAGTAGATGAAAAATTGCAAAACTATCAAGAACTTTTTAATTGGATTATGGCGATTGGATTCCCAGAAGATAGAGCTCAGTTCAAAAGTTTTAGACAAGAAAATGTAGACCAGTTTCCTACATCTCAATCAAAAATAAATGCACCATCAGATACACCTAAACCTAGAACACCAGACGGTGCAATGTATTCAGATGCAACATTGACAATACTATCTAATAAAAACAATCCAGTATTGAATGTTAACTTTTCAAATGTATATCCAGTATCACTTTCTGCGTTACAATATGCAAATGACCAATCAGATACTCAATATATGAGTGCAACTGCAACTTTTCAATATCAATTATTTAAATTTGAATCGTTATAAGACTTGACAACTTTTTAATTATGGTATATAATATCGTATGGATTTAACAAAAATACAAGAAATGTTTGATAAAGATTCTAAGATTGATGAAACTAACATCAATCTAGAGGAAACTAGAAGTCCAGCATTACTTAATAAATATTTAAAACTTTATACTAATTTTAGACTTATGTTAAGTAAAGCTGAAACTGATATGAAAATATTAAAAAAACAAAAATGGGAATACTACTCTGGTAAATCAGAAAAACCATTTGAGTTAAAAATTCTTAGACAAGATATTCCAACATACTTAGAATCAGATGAAGATATGGTTAGATTACAATCTAAACTAGATTATCTTAAAGTTGTTTCTAGTTACTTGGAACACATAGTAAAAAACTTACACAGTAGAGGGTTTCAATTAAGAAATATAACAACTTGGATTAAATATACAGAGGGTGCATTATGAGTAAGTTTAGGTTTGTAAAAGGAAGAAAAAAACCTAATGATGTTTTGATATTTTATAATGACTTACCAGTAAAAATGGAAGATGTTGCAAAACTCTGTTTAATGTTTATGAAAAACGAAGACAACCTTTATCCTCCAGAACAAGGTTTTAAAGGTGCAAAATTATTTAAAGAGTATATGTACGAAACTTTGGAAACAAGAAAATTACCAAAGAACTCTAAATTTAAGATAAAAAAAAACAAAAGAACACATATAACTAACAAAGGTGTAATAAGGGAGATATTATGAGTATATGTGAAAATAGTTACTATTATTTCATAGGTGCATTAAATGACCAACAATGTAATGCAATTATAGAGAGAGGGTTGTCTGACATGACTCTCACAGAACAAAAGAGTGGTAAACAAGCAACTGATGCTACCACTTTTGATTTTAGACAAAAAGGTGGTGAAACATCTAATGCTGGTAATATCGCACAAAACCATTTGACTGCACAAGGTAGAAGAAAAAAAGGCATCAAAGAAGAGGATGTATATGTTAGAGATACTAAAGTTGGGTGGTTAGCAGATAAATGGATATATGATTTAATACACCCATATATAAATGAAGCAAATCAAAAAGCAAATTGGAACTATCAATGGGATTTTTCTGAAACTTGTCAGTTTACAGTTTACAATCCAGGCCAGTTTTATTCGTGGCACACTGATGGTGGTTCAAGACCATATATACCATTTGACCCAACAGTAGAAGAACAAAGAAGAAAAGATAACGATGGTAATTATATGATTGCAAAAGATGATACTGGTAAAGAAATAAAGTTTGATAAAACATATAGAGACGGAAAATTTGAAGGTTTACCAAGATATATTCCAGCGCCTGGTTTTGTAGATAATCCAAATCAGTTCTGGAAGACTAGAAAATTATCCGTTACGGTAAATTTAACCAATCCGAAAAATTACAAAGGTGGTAATCTTAAATTTGATTTAGGGCCTCATATGGGTAATAAAAGATATCACACTTGTACGGAAATAAGACCAAGAGGTTCTATCATAGTATTTCCATCATTTATACACCACTTGGTTACTCCAGTTACAGAGGGGACTAGATATTCTTTAGTAATATGGAATTTAGGAAAGATGTTTAGATGATTGATACTGTAAAATTTTTCAAAGAAAAAAAGTATGTTCTCATAAAAGAGATGATACCTAGAGATATTGCAAAAGTAGCAACTCAATATTCTCATTACGACAGAGCAAGACTGTTTCAACCAGAGGCAGAGAATGCTCAGATTCCAGGCAGTCATAGTGTTTATGGTGACCCACTTATGGAAACACTTTTAAATTTTGGTAGAAAGACAATAGAAAAATCTACTGGATTAGAATTGTGGCCTACTTATTCTTATTATAGACTATATAAAGTAGGTGATATGTTAAAAAGACATAAAGACAGACCATCTTGTGAAGTTTCTATTACTTGTTGTTTAGGATATGATTACAAAGGTAAAGAAGATTATAACTGGGGTATGTTTGTTGGCCCAGAAGATGGTGAAAGAGGTACAAAGGGTAAGATGATTCCTATGGAGCCTGGTGATGGTGTAATCTATCGTGGGTGTGAAGTAGAACATTGGAGAGAAGCGTTTAACGCACCAGAGGGTGCGTGGCAAACACAAGTATTTTTACATTATGTAGACAAAAACGGCCCATATGGTGATTTTTGTAAATTTGATTCTAGACCAGCACTTGGTCTTCCACACACAATGAAAGATATGGATAAGGTAAAAGCTGCAAATGATGTTGATAAAAATGCACCTTATAGACAAAAAGACATAGACTTTCCAGAATTGAACAAAGAAGAAGTACCTTATGAAAATAGAGAAGAAAAATGAAGTATACATACGAATTGAAACAGAACCACATATCGCAAGAGAACTCTCAGAATATTTTACCTTTGAAGTGCCTGGTGCAAGATTTATGCCCAGTTATAGAAACAAAGTATGGGACGGAAAAATACGATTATTCTCAGTTGCTACTGGACAAATCTATTTGGGATTGTTACCATACATCAGAGAGTTCTGTAAACGAAATGACATTAGATACGAATTAGATTTTAATACAAGACCAGAGGACATTGATGAATCAACTATTAAGTCATTTATTAAACACCTTAAAATTCCATACAAAGCTCGTGATTATCAGATTTCTAGTATTCTTTCTGGTGCCAGAAAATGTCGTAGTCTTTTTGTTTGTCCTACTGCATCTGGCAAATCGTTAATCATTTATGGTCTTACAAGATGGTGTCATTCAAAGAATCTTAAAACATTGATACTCGTACCTACAACAAGTTTAGTAGAACAAATGTCTAGTGATTTTTTAGACTATGGTTGGTTAGAATCATATATTCAAAAAATATATTCTGGTCATAGTAAAAAAATAGAAAAAGATGTTGTGATATCTACTTGGCAATCTTTACATAAGTTTCCTAAAAAATATTTTGAACAGTTTGGTTGTGTCATAGGTGATGAGGCTCATCTATTTAAAGCAAAATCACTTACATCTATAATGACAAAACTACATTTATGTAAGTATCGTTTTGGACTTACTGGTACATTAGATGATTTACAAACTCATAAATTAGTTCTAGAGGGATTGTTTGGTACTACAAATAAAGTTATATCTACAAAAGAATTGATAGAAAAGAAAACATTATCTAATCTAAAAATAGATAGTCTAATTTTAGGATATAGTGAAAACGAGTGCAAGATAGTAAAAGATTTAAAGTATGCAGATGAAATAGATTATATTGTAAATCATAGACAAAGATTAAATTTTGTAAATAAATTAGTTAGTCCACTTAAAGGTAATACACTAGTATTATATCAATATGTAGAAAAACACGGAAAACCTTTATACGATTTGATAACAAATACTTACAAAGACAGAAAAGTTTTTTTTGTAAGTGGTGGTGTTGATGCATTGACTAGAGAAGAGATTAGAGCTATAACTGAAAAATCTAAAGATGCGATTATTGTTGCATCATATGGTACTTTCTCTACTGGTATTAATATTAAGAACTTACATAATATAATTTTCTCATCACCTTCTAAAAGTAAGATTAGAGTTTTACAATCTATTGGTAGAGGTTTGAGATTAGGTGATAATAAAACAGAGTGTAAATTATTTGACATAGCAGATGACTTTTCTTATAAAAACAGACAGAACTTTACACTTCGTCATTTTATGGAACGAATAAATATATACAACGAAGAACAATTTGATTATACAATACATAGGATAAAATTATGATAGACGAAAAGGATTATTTAAATTTAAAAGAAATGTATGACTATAAAAGAAAGATTGAGTATAATAAAGAAAAGATAAAAAAAAGAATAGATAAGATGTATGAAGAATTTGAATTTAACATTATAGAAACAAAAGAAGAAGTTTTTGAACACTTCTGGTCAAATGTAAATTTAAATAGAACTAAATTAGATGACCCCCCAGTTGAGTGGAAACCAAAGGATAAAAAGTTAAGGTTGTGGAATGAGTAGTTACCGAATAATGAAACTATCAAATGGTGATGAAATCATTTGTAAGTTACACAATACTGAAAATGGATATTTTAAAGTAGGATATCCTATGAAGATGTGTACGGTAAATACTATGGGAAAAGATGGTAAATATGAAGAAAACCTTGCACTTCGTAAGTGGGCTACATTTACTAAAGATAAAGTATTTGCAATAGAAAAAACTCAAGTCGTTCTACATTATGAAGTGAACATTGGGTTATGTAAATATTATGAATATATATTAAAAAGATATGATGATGCTGAACGATATAAAAATAAAGACGGTGATGAATTAAAAGTAGATGACGACAACATTGAAGTCAAAGAACAGAGAACTACATTAGAAGAATCCGATATGGAAGAATTAATTGATGAATATCAAAATGTACCTTATGATTATGATGAAACTAAACACTAATTTCAATCAATACAAGAACAAGTATAACACCCAAAAATATTTTGTCAATAGGTAATTTATTTTTTTATATGGTTGACAATAAAATTAAATATGGTAAAGTAATGAATACAAGGAAATAATATTGGCTGCAAAGAAACAACATTATGTTAATAATAAACAATTTTTAGAAGCAATTACAGAGTGGAAAGAAAAGGTAAAAGATGCAGAGTCTTTAGGGGAAGATAGACCACCAGTAACAGATTATATTGGTGAGTGTTTCTTAAAGATTGCACAACATTTATCATTTAGACCTAACTTTATCAATTATTCATATAAAGAAGAAATGATAGGTGATGGTATAGAAAACTGTCTACAATATGTAAATAATTTTGACCCAGAAAAATCAAAAAATCCATTTTCATATTTTACACAAATAATATATTATGCATTTATTCGTAGAATACAAAAAGAAAAAAAACAAACACACACTAAACATAAAATAATAGAAAAAAGTATGATGGCTACTTTTGACCAAAACCCTTTAGACGATACAAATTACGGTAATCAATATATGGATTATTTACAAAAGAATATGTTACCACAAGACGGTCAAGAAGTTTACAAAGCAAACAGTTCTAAGAAAAAAGAAACTAAGAAGAGTTTGGAAAACTTTTATGAGGAAAAATAATGTATAAAGTTTATGGTACAAGAATATGTTTATATTGTGATAAAGCAGAAAACTTATTGAAAACAAAAGATTTACCTTTTGAAAAAATTTATATTGATGAAGATGATGATGCAAAAAGTTATATAGTAGAACAAGGATTTAAAACAGTTCCACAGATTTGGTTAGATGACAAATGGATAGGTGGATATGATGATTTAGCAAGATTCTTAAATAAATAAGAAGTTAAAGGAGATAAAATGTTTAGTTTTATAACAAATTTATTTAAACCAAAACCTAAAAAACCAAGTAAAGCTGGTTTAACCATGATGACTAAAAAAGAACTAGAAAAACTAGGTCGTAAATATGGTATTGAGTTAGATAGAAGGTTTACGAAAAGTGACCTTGTTGAAGAACTTTATGAACATTTAAAGAAGAAACAATAATGTACGAGTATAGATGTGAAATAGTAAGAGTCGTTGATGGTGATACTGTTGATGTTAATATAGATTTAGGTTTTGATACTTGGATACATAAGGAAAGAATTAGACTTAAAGGTATTGATGCACCAGAGACAAGAACAAGAGACTTAGAAGAAAAGAAAGCAGGACTTTATGCAAAAGGTGTTGTTGAAGGATTTCTACCAGTTGGTTCTACACAAGTTCTTAAAACAACAAAAGATAAGTCTGGTAAGTTTGGTAGAACATTGGGTGATTTTAGTATATATGATGGTCAAGAAGATAGGCAAAGAGATTTAGTAGAATATATGATACAACACTATGTGGGTGTTGCATATGAAGGTCAATCTAAAGATTTAATAAAAGAACAACAATTAAAAAATATATCATATTTAAAAGCTGAAGGATTAATTAATTAATGAAAATTGCACTAGTTACTGATACTCATTTCGGTGCAAGAAATGACCATGACCACTTTAACACATATTTTTATAAATTCTACGAGGATATATTCTTTCCTTATCTCAAAGAACATAATATAAAAACTTGTATTCATTTAGGTGATGTGATGGATAGAAGAAAGTTTGTGTCATATAAAACTGCAAAAGACTTCAGAGAACAGTTTTGTGAAACTTTTGTCACAAACGACATAAATGTGCATATGATAGTGGGTAATCACGATACATACTTTAAGAACACTAACGAAGTAAATTCACTTGATGAGTTAATCGGTGGTCGTTATGAGAACATAAAGATATATTCAGAAGCAGAAACTGTTGAGTTTGATATACCTATATTTTTTCTGCCTTGGATTAATTCAACGAACTATAAAAGTACGCTTGAGAAGATGCAAAAGACAAAGGCTACAGTTGCAATGGGCCACCTTGAAATAAAAGGGTTTGAAATGAATCACGGTTTTCCAAGTGAAACTGGTATGGATAAATCAGAGTTTAATAGATTTGATATGGTAATGTCTGGACACTTTCACAAAAAGTCAGATGACGGACACATATTTTATTTAGGAACACCTTATCAAATATATTGGAATGATGATAAATGTCCAAAGGGTTTTCATATATTTGATACAGAAACAAGAGAACTAGAAAGAATTGTAAACCCATACACAATATTCAAAAAAGTTTATTATGATGATTCTAATGGTCAAGACTATAATTTCAATCAAATAAAAGATTTAGAGGACAAATATGTTAAACTGATAGTTGTAAATAAAAAAGACTTATATATGTTTGATAAGTTTGTAGACAAAGTTTTAACAGAGTCAAAAGCACACGATGTTAAAATTATAGAGGACTTTTCAGATTTAAAAGCTGAGAATGTTAAAAATGAAATTGTAGAAAATGCACAAGACACAATAACCTTATTGGATTCTTATGTTGACGAGTTAGATGTGAATAACTTAGATAAAAATAGACTCAAGACAATGTTAAAAGGATTGTATGTTGAAGCAAGTAATATGGAAATTTAAAAAATTATTTTGGAAGATATGTAATATGATAACTTATTTTTTTATTTCTCTTGCAATACTTTGGGTTTGTTATATAATTACAATGGCATTATGGAATACTTTTTGTAAAGGATGTCCAAAAGCTTGGTATCAGAAAATATACACCCACACATACCAAGAGGATAACTAATTGATAAAATTTAGTGAAATAAAAGATGTACATCCAAAAGGGTCTATCTGGATTGGTGAAAATCGTAATAAGAATGATAAAACTCT